TTACCGATGAATCACTACTCCGATTACTGCTCCCGCTCCCACCATCTGAGATAGGTTGCGCTGCATCCGTAGTCGTTTGATTGTTCTCTTGTCGTTGTCGATTTGCCCTTTCAATTCGGTCAATGAGTTCTGCATTTCGGACAAGGTAACTTCTTGCTTCATGGATAGCATTTTGGCTTTCATTAATTCTGTTTCCAATGTCGAGATTGTATTGTGTGCTTCGTTCAATTCTTCCCTTTGCTTCATGACCAAGCTTTGAGCTTCGGTCAATGGAAGACTGGATGTCTCGATTAAGCTCAAGGCTTTCTCGTTGTTGCTTTTCAATTCGTTCCACTGTGTTAAGGGAATCGTGATTGTTGCTTCCACTTGGCTCGTGGAAGATGTACCAGATGCAAAAGATAGAGATGAACACAATAACACCGATAGCAGCATAACGATAGTTAATACCATTAATTGTAGCTTTGATTTTCTCATACATCATACCCCTCCTGCGTAGTCAGTAATCCCCCTAGCAATAGCACGAACAATAGTATCTAAATCATTAGTCAGCATAGCATGGTCTTGTTCGTTATCAATGAAGGCCATTTCGACTAATACTGCAGTTGCATCCGTACCATTTAGCACCCAAAGGTCATCACGTTTCTTAACACCACGATCAACTGTATTAATGCTTCGGATAATTTGACTTTGAATGTCATTCGCTAAGCGTTGGCCATTAAAGGACTTGTACAAAGTTTCTGTACCTCGAGCTTCCGTGTTAAACGCATTACAATGAAGCGATACGAAGATATCTGCGCCCCAAGAATCAGATTCAGAACATACTAGACCTAAATCATCATCTTGTAAAGTACGCACTTCACAGCCTGCTGTTTCCAAATAGCGAGCTAACATTTTGCCCGCATCACGGGCCACATCACATTCACGTGTCCCATACACAGGATTGACTGCGCCACTATCTAAGTTAATATCGTGGCCCGGATTAATAAAAACTTTCATCGTTTATCCTCCTCTTCTAATCTATCAGGAATGCCATTGTTATTTTGGTCTATCCAAAGACCTAAGAACCCTACAATAGCCGTTAAAACACTAGGTATGAATATGTGGTCAATAATATTGATGCCGACATTAATCAACTTATTCATATCATCAGATACATACCCTTGAATGAACACCATAATATATTCAACCACTACCAATAAAATAGGCACTAGCATAATGAATACTAGCGCCCTTGTAGCAAGAATCCCTGTAGGGTGGAAGTTAGCCACCCTTACAGATTGATATGATTTTTTAACGGCGTTGATGAGATTTGGCGGTATATTCATGTAACTCCTCCTTTATATCATCAACACGTGCTTCGATGCCGTCGACACGAGATGTAAGCTTTACGTGTTCAGTATAGGCCTTTGTTCGTTGTTCACGTGATAGCTTAATCTCATCTTTCAAGTCTTTTAACGTATCAGTGAGCACGCCCATTTTCTCTTGAAACATCAAATTATCTTGCATTCTTTGTAAATCTAATTTTTCGAGCAAAGGAATAACCAACACTTTATATCCAAGTCCGGCAACCACCGTAACTATAGACAATGTGGTTAATATGTCGTTTAACTCGAACTGCCATGTCCACATCCTTTATGTTATGCCTTTCTCCAAAAACCTATAATATCAATAATGTAACGAGTGTTAGCCGGAACACCCCAACCCTTAATTATACGGCTGTTCCTTTCAACATAAATACTATTGTTATTTATGTCGACACTTCTTTCAATTAGTCGCACAGAAACCGGCGCAGTTGGTGGAAGTGATGCGATCATGTTGCCATTACCGGAGGGGCTAGTCAATCTGCAATCTAAATGCAAGTACCCCCAACCAGTTAAGGGGTCAAAGGCTAAATACCCTCTATCTTGACCGGCTGCTCCGGCTATTGCCGTTCCCCATACAACTTCATATATTTCGACTGGTTGTGAAGTTGCTTGTCCACCACCGCTTCCAGGGTCGCCTTTAGGCCCTTTTAACGCCAGTAATTGTTCTGCCGTAAAGTCAGAATATTTGAACGGCTCGCCCTTATCACCTTTCGGCCCTTTAAGTGCATTAAGTTGGTCTTGCGTGAAATCAGAAAATTTAAAAGGTTCCCCTTTAGGTCCTGGCAAGCCTTGTTCACCTTTAGGCCCTTTTAATTTTTCAATCTGTTCAGACGTAAGTTGAACATTTGATGTATACCGATTAATTTCTGCTTTTCTAACATAGTCATTCAACTCTGTTTTATATGCATATTTAGGGTCGCCTAGCATAGCAAGGTAATTTCTTATATCAACTTTTTTTAAGTAAAGATTTTCGGCATCTTGTTTAGTTGTATATGCTGATAAATCTACACTAGCACCAGTTCCAGGCGGTCCTGGTGGTCCTTGTTCACCTTTAGGGCCTTTTAAATTCTCTAATTGCTCTTGTGTAAAATCTGAATACTTAAACGGTTCGCCTTTCGGCCCAGGTGGCCCCTGTGGTCCTCGTTCGCCATCCGCTCCACGTTGTCCAGGAGTTCCAGGCTCACCTTTAAGACCATTAACCCCGTCTTTACCAGGAGGCCCAGGTGGTCCTTGAATACCTTGCAACCCTTGTTCGCCGTCAATACCATTTCGTCCAGGTTCGCCTGGAGGTCCAGGAGGACCTGGAGGCCCTTGCTCTCCTGGTTCACCCTTCGGCCCTTGTAGTTTAACGATTTGAGTATTGTCTTTAACTTTGATCGTTTCATTATTGTCGTGAATATGTAATTCGTCCATCATTTCCCCCTATTACTAACGCCTTCGACTATATTAACTTGTCCTTTAACTAGACATTTAATAGGGTGGTCGCCACTCCAAATAAATAAGTCCCATTGGTATTTACCGACTTCTAAAGCGTTTGTATCAAGCGAAAGAGTGATTTTAGATGCCTCATCATTCTCTAGGTCTTCGGTAGACACATCAATATCGAACTTTGCTTTATAGTCTTCGTCCGGCGAATATTTACGAACACAGGCGAACAAACTTTCACTTGCAACAACATTGTTATAACCAATGTTAAGAGAAATCACTTCCCCTTTGATTGCATTAAAGTTGTGTAGGACTGGCAGTTTCATCTTCGTGTACCTCGTCCATTAAATCATTATGGATACATCCCTCGGTTGGGCATGTTCCGTCTTCGTTAAGCACTTCCCAGCAGTACTCACAAAATTCCATAACAGGTACTTTACTTTCTCCGATATATTTAGGCATATTATTGTACCTCCTTAATACGAGTTACCATTTCGGTATTTAATTTGATATATTGTGCGCTAATGGCTGCAGTAGGTTTTCCCAATAATAACAATCTGCGCTGAGCCTCTTCTAAGGATTTGAAGCGCGGCTCGTATTCAGATTTAATCGCGTTAATCTTATCTTCCTTTGTAGGAACATACGGAGCGGGTTCGACAAACTTGCCGTCTACATAGAATTTACCATTCATAAATTCATCTAGCATGCTGTCACCATCTGCAGAGTAAATATAATCCGCTGCGTCTGGCCATTCTTGTTTTGCAGTTGCTAACAACTGCTCTTGCGTTACAGTATTATCAACATAGGACGTAATTCGTTCGCCCATTTCGTTTAACACAAATACATATTGATTCATAGTCGTATCCTTTCGGAGGTGAAATTATGCGCCGTTACGCTGTTATATTAAGTCGTAGACAACGCAATACCATTACATTAAGGCAACTATTTAACGAGTGGCTGCCTATTCACTCTCAGTCTATTACTAATAGTGCTGTTAAGTCTTATCGCATTGCTTTTAAACACATATCCAACATAGCGGATATGCCTATCACGGATATTCATTTTCAGCACCTTCAGAACGTGATTAATTCCATGCACGTAAAAGGACTTTCCTACTCATCATGTAAGAAAGTCCGTACACTACTTAATCAATTATTTAATTACGCAATCATCAAGGATTACTCTATCACTAATTACGCCCAGCATCTAAATCTAGGACCCAACATACCAACGATTAGGAGAAAAGTATTCACTCGCCAACAAATTAATAAATTATGGGCGATAGATTCTTCTTATTCCCATATGATTTTAATACTGCTCTACACAGGGCTCCGCATAGGTGAGCTACTTAATTTACGTAGGCAGGATATTAATAGACGATCATCATACCTCATCGTAAGACGCGCTAAAACGAAAGCCGGTGAAGGTCGTATCATCCCTATACATCACCGCATCATGCCTATAATAGAGCAGATACATACTAGCGATTACCTATTCACTATCAGCTACACAACATTCCGTAAGCATTTCCAGGATATTATGAAACAGCTTAACTGTAAGCATACTATCCACGATACCAGGCACACATTCGCAAGTTTACTTGATGCGGTTGCACCACCTAACGCATTGCGTTCCTTACTTGGTCATAAACAAGGCGATATCACTACCAGGGTGTATACACACAAAACCATTCGTGAATTACGTAAAACGATAGAATTATTAAAATAACTCCCCAGTGGGGGTTAACTTGGCTCTTAAATCAAAATACGTATTGTGATGTAACATTACCTATCAGTTGCAGAGTGTTAATTGCAATATGTAGTGATGATTCTGCAGGAATTTCGACACGAGGGGATGAGTTCTTTGTATCTTGGAATAGTGGTTTCTCAAATAACAACAGAACATCTGTCCGTTTTTTAACTAATCGAGGCAACGCCGGTAACTTTACCTGGCTGTGCGTTGGAATCAGCTAATTACCTACTGCAATGCCTTCGCTCTATAGGTACGTTATTAAACTATCTCCAGTGGGTATTGTTTAATGCTTATAATCAACCAAAGCCTTGGACTGTGCGCTATCCGATAGAATTTAGTAATAAAACTATCGCTGTTTCTGCAAATAGATATAACGGAGAATATGCATTTTCTGAAATCATTTTATCAACGGCTAGAAACCAGCTCACCTACAAAGATAGCGATTATAGAGGGCAGCAAGGTGTCGGTGATCAGATTATGTTCATTATCATAGGTAATTAAATAAGCCCTAGTGCGAACCAGTAATATGATGCAGCATATCTATCACTCGCCACAAATACAGCTTTTGTATTGTTGCTTTCGCTTACAGAGTTTGCAAAATATCTTGGCGTATCTGTTCCACTCCAATACGCATCAATCGCATTTGCCATGAATAATCTTGTAAATCTAATAGGGAATGTTACTTCCGTCTTTACAACATTATCTTGACCACCAAATCCCCACTGGATAGTGAAACCATTCGCAAATTTAACAAAACCGGCGTTTGCATCGAGTTTAGATGCCACGATGGCACCTTGACCTAATAAGTTTTTAATTGTAACAAGCGTACTTGCCGGAGAGTCTTTCCAGTTAGCACTGCCGAGGATTGCTTTAATTTGGTCTGTGATAGGAGCGTGCGCACTTGTGTCACGGTTATGCCCGTCTAGCGCCCCTCTTGTAAGATACGCCGCATCAATTTTCTTAACGGTTACGTTGGTAGAATTACCAATTACAACATCTAAAGAGAATACTTTAGAATTTATTGGTGTTTCCTTGGATGGAATATAGGATGCGTAGTTACCGCCATTACTATATGCAATTAATTTAGCAGCGGAATCAGATTCACCCTCTAAATTAGCATATACGCCCAATTCCCTAGCAAAGAATCCATTGGTTACCGTACTGTTGCCTACTGCAAATTCAATTCTAAATTGACCGTCCCCTACGAATTCACCATTAGAGGTAAACGGGCACTCCAATTTTGGAGCTATTACAGAGGTCATAGTATCGATATTTTGATTATCGAGCTGGCCGTCCCCAGTAACTAATTTAATATACTGCAACTTCTTACCTGTTGCTTGCGATCTTGCGATTAACTCACGGCCATAATTGGTTAATCGTGTATTTGGATAAATAGAAGCCATGTGTTCTCCTTATACTTTAATTGTTTCTAATACGTCGAAGCTCATGCCTATGTTAATGTCAGAGCCTACTTTGAAGTCAAACTTATCTAATGCCGCCCCGACATGGAAGGATTCATATACATCGGGGATAGCACCGATGTATATTTCGCCGTTAAGGTTTGTAGTACTTTTAGTTTTGATGATTAAGTTCTTAGGAATTAAAGGCTCAACATAATCAATGATATTGTTGAGTTGTGTTTCAAACCCATCTACTACATCTAGCCAGTACTCATACCTATCAGATACAACAGAGTGTTCTACTACGTGATTACCGAATTTAAAATTAAGCATTTCTTGTACTTTAGGCATAGTAAAAGGACGCTGACCGATTAATACCGATAGTATTTCACTTCTGCGCCCTTCTGTATCCGTTAAATCCGGAGGATTGATGCCTAATATTTGTTCCCATGCTTCAAGCCCGTAATCTGCCGCGGTATAGATATATTCTTCCTTAAAGATATCTAGCATGATATCCCATAGTAGTTGTAATTCAGCCGATTCCACTCGATACACTTCTTGGATATCCCGAGAATCTCGAGTTAACGGAACGGCGAATTGTGAGATATCAATATATCGCTTAAAAATACCGAAATCTGTAATCATACTGCCACCAAAGTAATCGTCCCTAATACTGGGATTTGATTATCCTTTAATTCTAGTTTTGATATAGTGGCACCGTTTACGGTAATTCTACCTACATCAAGAACATTAGGTAATTCAACCATCAGAGCTGTTACAAGGCTAGACCGAAGAATAACAGGATCCTTCTCGTCTTGATTACACCATTCTTTAGCGCGAATAAGTAATCGTTGCTTGATAGCGTTTTCTGCAAGTGTTTGAATTTCGTTAACGTTATGACCGCTCATCATAGTTACTTCAATTCGGTAGTTGACTGATACAGGTTCAGCTTTTTCGATTGTTACAGTATGACCGATAGGAGCAAGTCCATAGCCTTTGCCTTTCGGTGCAGGGTCTATAACGTTCTCTACTTCCTTAATTAGTTCATCTGCTGCCGGTTTGTAGTCGCTATTTAAGACGACTAACTTAACTGTACCGCCACCATTCCAACAGCGGTATACTTTAACACCACCTACACCAGGGATTGCTAATACCTTTTCCTTGTAATCAGCGCCATTGCCACCATAAGCTTTTGATTTCAAAGCATCAAAGTATCGTTTTCTAAATACTTCTGTGTCTTCTTCATCTTCACCAGGCGTGATATTCTTTAATATCTTGGCAGAGGTAAGGCCGTTAATACCTTGGATTGGCGTAATATCACCTGTAGTCGCATTAGGAGTGCGTCCGTACTGTTCACATTTGAGCTTGTACTTATGTTCCGTGTCGTCGATTAACTCTGTTACAACAAAGTTGTATTCGTTGTAATTAAACCTGGAGCCAATCGGTACTTCCATATTAAACTGTGCTTCAAATTCGCCTTGCGTTGCAGGTTCCGGGTAAATATTGAACTCTGCTGCCCGAAGTATTAAGAACTCACGGTCTGCCGTAGTTGCAAACGCTTGTTTCAAAATAACATCTGCTAGGATGTAGAGTTCCGCAAACTCTACGCTTGCCGGAGCTGTAGCATCGTATATAACACTACCTTCGCGCCTATCGAATTCATCTTTAACTCTATCGAGCATTCGTTTTTCAATTCGATTGGCCGTCATATGCTCATACAATACCTTTCACCCCTTTCTTGATTTTTTGTAGCGTACCATAGATGGTATCTACGTCAAATTCAACCATGACGTCACCACCTTCGTGGCTAAAATCAAAGTTGTATACTTTAGTTATTCTATCGTCATTCAGTAAAGCCTCTTCTATGCGTCGCTGTAACTCAGCGTACACATATGGAATTGGCTGTCCGAATAAGTCTTGTAGTTCGATGCCATAATTCCAACTATAAATAATATATTGGTATCGCTCCGTATTGATGATTTTATAAATCGCTTGCTCCATAGCTCGCAACTTATCGGCATACCCTCTAATTTGGCTATCCGTTCTAAAATCAACGTCATACGTATGCGACGGTTCAATGTAATTCACTGTGTCAGGAATAAGCGCATCGTTATTTTGTTTTGGTAATAGTAAATTATCTGCCATTACTTAGTCGTGCACCCCCTGTTCGGGTTATACCAACGGTCTAACGCTATGTAACGCTGTCCGCCTGTTTCCTTCAGCATAATGACTTTGTCGCCCATTACTAATTGGTTATGAACAAGATACTTCTTACGCCCTTTGTACTCATGGTTATGGCTTGCATATTCAGCCATACCGCCCCCACCTGCTCGATTTTCTGTAACATGATCAACACTCATCTCCATAGTCCATTCACAGGTGTTTTTAGTGAGAATAATATTCTCTTCAGGCACGGTTAGTTTAGGGTCAATCTTAATAGCAAGCGGCGATACACTAACAACTTCGCCAACAATTACTTCCATAGGCTCGCCATTTGATATAACGGTGCTCGCTATTTCTTTAATCGTGTTAACGATTTTCATGTACTCGCTATCCATTATTTAGCCCCCATTCGAATAATCTTAGTTGGTGCTTCGTCATTATGCCATGCATAATTTGCGTTGCCATATTTCATAGCATAGCCACGTTTAGAAGAATTGCCGAAGCATCCGCCCGCACCATCTGCAATAACAACGTGTTCATCATCACCATAAATCAACAAATCGCCTTTATTAGCGTATCCGTTGAATTGTTCCGTTGTATAACCTTTAGCCTCGAGATTTTGGCGAAGCGTATCAACTCTTGCCGTGCCTTTGTTGTACTCATCTTTCAAATCAGAATTGTACCAAGACCCAGTAGCGCATACTGTGTCTGCACAGCCTTGACTGCCATATTGAGATACTCGGCCGTCATTGGCGCTGAATGCAGTATCAACTTGTCCTGCTGTACCGCCTGCACCAGTAGTGACTGCAGTACCTTTGGTTTTCTTAGCAGCTTCGATTTTCTTAACCGCTTCCGCATCTTCGTCTTTTGCAACTTCATAAGCTGCGTCATTATCAACGTATCGTAAATCTAAATCCATTCCGTGAAATCCTGTTTTAAACGTATGAGTAACAGATGTTACCATCATGTAATTATTAACAATCATATCGCCAAAGTTTCGATTGATGTACACCAATGACCCGCCGCGTACACGCACATCGCCAATAACATTTTTGAGTTTGATTTCACGGCTTTTCTTGTTTTTGTGAGCCATGATTGCCTTGGCTTGCGCTACTGCGTTAATGTCCTTCTCTTTAGGAATGAGCAGATACTGTAATCTGCCCCATTTCTCGATGTTCTTATCGTCCTTAGCTATAAAAGTGTTCTCCAACTTACTTGATGCGCCGTTTGGAACTGTGCGGACGATTTTTACATAGTTGTATGTTTCCTTGTCTATGGAAGTTGTGTATTGCACATCTTCCATGCACTCATCATCAATGTAAATATCTGTCTTCATAGTCTCAAACGATGCTAGCCGTAACTCGCCCGCATCATCGTACAAATGATAGAACGCATGATTAGGAGTGTATATGGCCGTTTTATCGAGTAGTTGACATATCATTTCTTGCAATGACTTATCTTTAAAAATGGTTTGCGGTTTCTCCGGAGTTTTCCACACGGTATCGTCCATATAACCACATTTCAATCCAAAGTCATCGGCCACCATTTTGATGAACTCAGTTGCAGTCATAGCTCCGATAACATAGCAGTCTTTGTTCTTGAGATAGCGAATCTGATCATAGCAAGTAACTGATATCGAATTCTTACCGTCACGCTGTTTCTCAAAGACGTACCCAAAGAATACCGCCCCTCCATTTAAAGTGAACTTAACTGTATCACCTTCTTCAAAATTGAGGTTAGGGTCTTTAGGCACTTTGAAAGTCATCTTACTCGGAACACAGTCAACTGCTCTCGTAATTTGTACGCCGTCTTCAGGTTCTATGAGCCACAAATCACCAGTGCTTTTATTTCTGATGGTTAACTCATAGTGAAGTTGAGTAGGCATGGGTAATGGAATGATAGTGCCATTGATTTGAGATTTTTCAACCGTTTTCTTTTCATCTATAGCCATTCGTTATTACCCTCTCGTTTAAGCTGGACGATTTGGCCAACCCCCAAGATAGCAGGTACAGCGATTTTGTTAAGTGCTGCAATTTGGAATAGGTTATCCGTATTGCCTAGTTGCTTCTTAACGATTTGTTGTAAAGTCTGTCCTTTGGATACTTTAGCAGTAGATGCTGCTACCTTGCCATCAGTAGGTCTGTCCGACTTAACGCTACCTTTTACAGTACCATCCTTATCGGTCTTCACTTCAATCCGTTTAGCGCCCCAAGGCTTCCACTGCTTCAAGGTAACACTAGCATAGGAGTCAAAGCCGTTATCTGCATCTTCTTCTATGACGTAGTTTTCGAGCGTACATTTCATGTTAGTCATGGCTAACATTTGTCCGCCTGGTTTCATTCGAACTACGATAAATTGGAAGATTGTCTTTGTAGTTTTAAGCTTTTCGAGTTCATCGATGTAGTACTTAGCCTTCTTAGACTTAAAGAGCAAGGACTCATTAAATGGATAATCAGAGTTAGGCAACAAGAATTTAAAAGCAATGTCAGTAAGCCCTGCAGGTTTAATAACGTTAACTTCGCCTTTCCCCAATAGCTCCATTGTTTCGTTCTTGCCATTGATAGTAGTCGTTAATTCTTTAGGGGGAATCGGTATCTGCATCGTCCCCATATAGAAGTAATACATTTAGATTCCCTCCCTTTGAATTGCGAATGCATCTTTCAAGCCTTTCGAGATTTGACTTGTAAAGCCATCTAGGTCAGTGCCGTTATTGATTTCCACATCGTTATTCATTTGGATGTGAATTACATTGGCATCTTGCCATCTCTTCAAAGATTTATCGATAGCACTTTCACGGAGCGCCTTGATTTCCTCATTTGTCATGTCGATAGACTTGGCAATCTTGCCTGTGTTCTTGGCAGTCTTACCCGTGTTTTTCTTAGTCTTATCGGCCGCATCATGATCAGCACCTGGAGTAATTTTACTAGCGTCAAACTCTTGAGGAGTTTTAACACCAGGCATGTTAGGCATTAAATCACCAAGGCTAAGGTTTGCCCCAATGTTATAGCCTTCGCCGAAAGCTCCAGTAACACTAGAATAGTCCATCTTACCCATGACAGTAGTTTCACCGCCGGCAATCTCGAAGCGTTCTATTACACCAGTAGACCCTCCTACTTTATCGATATTTACACCTGGGATTTTATTAATCGCATCAATAATATCGTTAATTCTAGCTTTCACGAATTGCCAAATACCATTCCATATATCGATAAACAAGTTAGCGACTGCATGTAATGGGTCTTTAAATACGTTGGCCAAGAAATTAACAAATGCTGCGATAATGTTCCATCCCAATGCGAACACATTGAAAATAGCGGAACCGAACGCCCAAAAAGCACCAACTACGATTCCTAGTACGCTAATATTCGCATCACAGAAATAGTTAATAGCTTCTACTGCTAAGTAGATTATGACTATAACTGCAACAATCAAGCCGATTACCCATGTTAACGGACACGCATATAATGCAGCGTTCAAGCCTTCTTGAGCTACAATCATTGCCAAAAGGGCAGCAGTTTCCGCCCAATCTGCTACGGCCTTAATCGCCATAGCACCGGCAGCAAGAATTGTTCTTCCGGCCGCTATACCTGCTTGTATTGCATAAAACGCCATAACACCGCCCAGTATTATCATTGCCGTATACATGATAGACGAGTGTTGTCTAACAAAGTTAGATAACGTGTTAAACGCCCATACTGCAGTATTAATCGTTTCGCCGATAACGCCTACGAGCCAATAGAATACAGGTGCTACTGTTTGGATAGCTCCAGTTACGTTGTCCACTAACTCACGAACGCCCTCACTATTAGCAAGGTCGGATATTCGTTGGAACACAGGTTCGAACGCTCGAATAGCTTTATTCTTAATCGACTGCATATGATCGCCCCAAGTTTTAGGAAGCGATTCAAACTGCTTTTCAATCTCAGGCAAGTTATTCATAATAGCATTTTTAATTACTTCAGCAGTAATCTTGCCTTCAGAGGCTAGCTTCTTAAGTTCGCCACGGGATACGCCCATAGATTTAGCAATGATGTTTTCAATCATAGGCGCGTTTTCAGCAATAGACCGGAACTCGTCGCCCTGTAATTGTCCACTTGCCAAACCTTGCGTTAACTGAAGCATGGCGTTCTTTTGTGCTTCTTTTGATGCACCGCCAATAGCGAATACCTTTTGGATGCCTTCCATAAATTCTACGGCTTTTCTTGGGTCCGGGAACGCATCATGCGCGGATTGAGATACCTGGATTACAGCATCAGCCATTTCCAAATATCCACCCCTTGCACGCTGTGCGGACTCAAATATCTGTTTATTTAGGTAAATAGCATTTTCCTGGCTTCCGGCTACCAATTTAAGGCGAGCTTGCACCTGTGCCCATTCAGTAGCAGTATCTTGAATTGATTCGATAGCACCTTTTATAGCGCCAACGCCATTCATCACAGTACTAGCCAACAGGTTACCTGCAAAGCTATTCATGATACCACCCATGCTAGCTTTCAGCGTTTCACTAGCATCTGATACGCCGTTCATCTTATTATGTAGCGTGTTCATGGATTGATAGGCTTTAGTTGTTGCGTTTGCGGCTGCGTTCATAGCATTAGGAATATTAGTAGAGAGGCTTATATAGTTAGAAAGTGTAGCCATTCATTACCCCCTTTTTGCCTTATTCATTTCATCTTGCTCATCTTTGGCATGCTGCTGAATAAAGGCAATTACTACAGCCTTTTCATTCATGTCCATATCCGCAAAAACAGAAGGCCGCATATGGTATTTAACAAATGCCAAATATGCGAACATCGTTTCTGTTTCATTGGATTCTAGGAGTTTTTTACTTCTTTTACCTTATCTTCCATGCCTACATCATAGCCTTGGGCTTCTGTTACTGCTGCCAAAAGGTCAGCATATTCGCCAGGTGTAAGCATTGCTTTTACGAGCTCAACTGGTTCAGTAACGCCCCAGCTATCTTGAAGTTCCGCATCATAAAGATTAGGATAAGTGATTGCCTTAGATAGCACATCTTCGTTGTATGCAGTTGCATCAAAGCGTTCTTCAGATTGACGAGTGATGCGGTCAGTAATACGTTTAGTGTATTTCTTACGCATTTTTTCTGTTTCATCAGTAGCTAATGTTTTAATCTTCCATGCTACTGGCTCACCATTCACTTTGATTCGTTTAGATGCTACGTATTCAGTCTCATTGACTACATCAACGTTTTGCTTAAGGAATGCGCTTAAATTTTCAGCCATTGTAAAAACCTCCTAAAAAAAGGGAGCAAGCACTAGGCTTGCATCCCGTCTAATTCATTAAAGTGTTGAACGTATTTAACACCTTCATAAGTAAAGTTGTGTTCTTGTTCGATGTATTTGCCTTCAGCGTCGAACTCAGCTGCTGTCAATTCATCAAGGTTCACACCTTTTAGAATTACAGAACGGCGACCAGCTTTAGAAGTTGGATCGTTGTTAACTACTTGCATGTCGAAGTATGTATCCACACCCGTTTTCAAGTATTTTTCAACCATCTTATCGAATAAAGCTGTGTTGTGGTAAATCGTTAAGCTACCGCTGTATTCTACGGAGGTAGACTTATTGCCTGCACCGATACGGCCCAAGATTGCCACTTTTTCTTTATTCTTTTTAATTTTTGCGCTAAGTTTTTTAGCTTGAAACAGTAAGTATCGGTTACCGTTCTCTACGATATAGCAAGACGCTAATTTAGAAGAAACAACGTCAGCTGCATCCATCGTTTTCAATGCATCTAAAATTTCATTTTCCATGCGTTATCCTCCTAGGCTACTACAACAGTCATGTACAATTTTTCCATAGCCACAGTAGGCTGTAATTGTACGTTAACCAATACATCTTCCTTGTTATCGCCTTGCGTAGGTACTGGGATATCCTTATCATCGAAGTTTTGGATAGCACGTACTTTTTGGTACTGCTCAGCAAGATATACAAGGTCGCCCCATAAGGATTCACGACCAGCTTGGTCATTAGGGGATTTATCAAGATGTGTTTTATTGAACAATCTAGCGCCGTCAACTGCCCAGTTATCCAATACACGAATGACTTGGTTAAGAGAGAAGTCGCGGTTTTTAGCTTTACTGAATTCAGTAAATGTGTTGATGTCTTTCAATACACGAACGTCGCCTTGGATATTACCACCAACGGAGTCAGTAACATTGTGGAACATAAACATGCCATCTTTGATAGCTTGTTCAAGTTCGAACTGTTTGTACTTAACGTTTACAGTGTATTCACCATCATAAATCATGTTGCCTACTGTAGCATTGATATTGCAAGATGCTTCTTGACCTAATGTCCAGTACACCAAAGAGCCTTTTTCAGCGCCTTCGTCGGTTACGTCATTAAGGATGGAGATAACACCTTCATAGTTGACCTTAGTCTTACCATGAATCACTAATTGGAATTTAGCGCCACTTTGTTCACGACAGCGTTTAGTAAATGCAATAAGCAAGTTCTTAATTGTGTCGTCCGCACCAGCGTAGCCCAATGTATTGAAGTAGTATGGTTCAAGCATATCAAGGCCGTCTTGGTAGTTTTTAACAGTAATTGTAGAGCCGTTAGTACCGCCGGATAGTGCAGTATAAGCTGTAGTAGTTAATGCGCCAGTTTTAGTGAATACGATGTAATCGTTATCTTGTAATTCTGTTGCATCTTTCAAGTTCTTTTGAATATCTACTGCTTTACGAACATCGCCTGTAGTGAGGTAAGTAGTTACGATAAATTTACCTGTGTTATCTGGATCGGCTTGAACAGATACACCCAAATCGTTACCACGAATACCTTTATATTTTGCTTTACCGATTGTGCTTGTAGCTTGCGCACCGTCAGAGTTTAAGCGGTAGAAGTAACCAGTTTTCAAGCCACGGAACAAATCACGTAAGCCCTTCATTTTGTCATGGCCATAGTCATAACCAAAGTATTTTTGGCAATCCTTTTGGAATGTGTCGTTATCTACACGGAACACTTCACCACTTGGGCCCCAATCAAAGGAGAGCATCATCGCACCAAAGCCACGGTCAGATACTTCTGCATATGCTCGGTCTTTGGATACGAAGTTAATATAAGTACCTGGCAATACTTTATTGTGGAATAAGAATGTGCCACCACCTAATGCCATATTTCACTAACCTTTCACAGGCGTTGTTAATGCCTGATTTAAAATTCTATCAATATCGCTTTCCGTATACATTTCATCTTCATTAAGAAGGCAAGTGAGTAAATCACGATACCGTCTGTATTTGTCAGATGCAATGATAGCGTAAGCATCAAATTGTTGTTCAGTCGTTACCTCGACTGTTTGTTTTTCATCTGCCATCTTTTACCCTTTCTGTTAATTCCATGTGCTTCATACGTTCGATAGGTTTGGCCACTTTCCGTAGTATGTTCTCATACGTTACGAAGAAGTGCAGCACACCATCTGAAATCTTGTACTTCATACCCGTGCCCATAATTGTACGGCCCCCAACTTGTACAAATTCAAGCAGTAGGTACAGCACACTAGGAATATCAATGAGTTTTCGCGTATCAGTAACCACATCAAGATTATTGGCGTAATACATGATGTCTAAATCCAAAGAAGTGTTGTAAAGATCACCGACATGTCTGCCCATACTAGGCTCAATCACCTTGATATATGCGCAAGGGAATGTCATATTGTTTTCTTTGAATTCTAGGTATATAGGCACCTTAAGTGCCGTATGTACGGCTTTAGATACAGCTGTTAATACATCAGAATCCACCATGCTTTTCAATCCATTTCTTTAATGTAATTTCCATAATACGTTTAGCGTTTTTACTGAGTGCCTTTTCAGCTTTCTCGTGCATGTACGCACCGTCTACCCAAGGCTTTTTCAGTCTACCGCCTTGCATAACTCCGCCTTTAGATTGGCCTATCCACGGAAGAAATCTCCCAACTTCTTGCCGATGGCCATCATTAAGGAACGAGGCGTAAGAGGATGTGTTGAATACCTCGATTCGCCCGCTTCTTTCGTTCAGTTGATATCTACCAACACTCCACGATTGGCGGGTATGCTCACTATCAAAGTACTTTGTTTGTACTTTGCCGTTTTGCATGAATTTAACCGATCGTTTACCGACTGGTGTATTCAATTTAGCTTCACGCACATACACATTGGCCAATTCCTTCACAACTTGTTTGTTGAAATTCTGAAGACTGCCCGACTGGCTCAGTTTAACTAAGCTACGATTAAATTCAGCAAATTCGTCCATATCAAATTCAACACCCATGTCAATGCACCTCTAAATTTTCGAGTTGCACCTCTTGATGGGTATCATATCGTGCCGAAATCGATGCACTGCGAAAAAGTTGCTTCGTATTTCGCCCTATAAGCTCAATTCGAGCCCCATTTGGTATGATTACATCCGGAGCGGTGAAAAGTACCGTAGTGGTACTAAATTTCGCAATCTCAGCGATTTGACCTGTAGAGAGAGTTTTATAGCTGATTCTACAAGCAAAAGGACCCTCTCTACTGGCAGTTTTACTCATAATTCCAGTATCGGGGTCCATTGTATCCACTTCGGAGATAACATAACACGTACAATCGTATAATCGTTCTAACTGCTTTTTAGCAGCATCTACCATCTTAGCCGTCGGAAGCATGCTAGGTCACCCCTTCCATATCCACTCAAAGCGGTGGCCAGTTCTTGGAGACGGGAGGCCTTGTCTGTTCCTTTAAATTGAACTTCGGTATCGCCCATTTTAATGGAACTCGCCATTTCTCCGTCAGCTTCAATCAATTTATTTTTGTTTGTGGTGATATAGCTGCCAATTACACGATATACGAGAACGTGTTGTAATTCGCTAGGTAGTTCTTTCTGATTGATATCATTGAGGATATGTTGTGTTTCCGCATCAATCATATACTCAATGATATTTACATCAGAAATTGCATCATACCCAAGCCACGATTCAAGAATTTGTAAAACTGTCTCTTTCGTGGTCATACTATTCACCTACTATTTTTTGAATGTAGCTTTTACAACTTTGGATTGGTTAGTCAATGCCACAGTGTAGTGTTCGTTAGCAACGATTTTGTCCAAACCTTTTTCAGGAACACGATCAGCTTCAATCATAACGTCGCGTTTAATGTAGATTGTTACAGCTGGTAATACAGGAGTACCATCTTCCACTTCTGCAGTTACGCCAACGATGAAGTTATCGACAGTTGCGCCTGTGTCATTGATGCGGCGAGATGTTACAACACGACAGCCTGCAATCATACCGATTTCGCCTGTCATCATAACGTCGTTACCGTATTTTGTTTTATCAATGAAGTTAGCGTCTTTACGAAGAGCAGTAATTTGAGAAGGTGCTACAAACAAATATTTTTCAACGTAGTCTTCTTCGTTCAATTTATCTACTGCGTTGACTACACCTTCATAAGAAATAACTTTAGTATCAGTTACAGTAAGAGTAGCACCACCGAGAGCTGTTACTACGTCTTGGTCGATTTTAGATGCCAAGGACAAACGTAATTGATGAGTAGCTTCACCTACTGGGTCGCCATAACCGGATAATTTAGCTTCATCTGTGATATCAACGCGTTTCATTGCTTTTTTAATCTTAGCTTTAGCTACGGAAGTGGACATTTGAGTTGCAAGTACTTCTACGCCTTCTGCAATGTCTTCCGCATCGCCAATGTAGCCCCATGCTGGGATAGTGATTTCGTTACCAGGTACGCCTGCCAATGTGTTATCGATTTTAGCGATTGGAGTAAATTTAATAGCTTTAGGTAAGCCTGCGGATACCATGTCCGCCATTACTTGAGGGTTAACTACATTAGCAACTTGCGTAGGACCTTCTGCGAATGTTTGTAAATTAAAAGAGAATTGTTTATTCATTAGCGTTTCCTCCTGTTAATGAATGGTAAAGTTCAACATCGTTTGCGAATAACTCCGCCCGTTGAGAGTACGTCATTTTAGCGAAGTCTTCTTTAGTTACTGCGCCACTTGGTGCTTTACCGCCAGGGTTACCAGGCGCTACACCTTTAGGGGCGGACGCTTCCCCAAATAAATAAGGATTAGCTTTAGCAACTTCAGCAAGTTGTTCATCTAACCCTTTGATTTTGCCGTCCTTCACTTTTGCATCGGTTAAATCCAATAGCGCACGGACTGCAACGTTGTTTTTAGCTTTTGCATTAGACAATGCTACGTTCACAATATTGTCGATTTCAAGTTGTGCGATTTTGCCCTCGTATTCAGCTTTACGAGTTTCTGCATCAGCTTTCATCGTTTCAATTTGTTTCGCAAGCTCCGCATTATCTGCATTAGATTTTTTGAGGTTATCAATCTCGCTGTTAAGGGTCGTGAGTTCCCCTTTTACGGATTTGAGTTCCTCATTCTTAGCATTGAATTGATCCTTAGACACATAATTCTTGCCATAGTCTTCAACGACCTTAGCAGTCTGTTCTTCAGTTAATCCTAGTGCTAACAATTCTTCCTTAGTCATAGTGACCTCCTTAAAAAATACCCATTTCGCTTTATTTTCGTGAGCCACACCTCACGGCTACGGTCTTGTTAGTTATCGCCCAACAATACTAAAATGGCAATAAAAAAGCAGCGTTTCCGCTGCTAATTGATATATTCTTTTTCCCATTCCTCGTAGGTAATCGCTCCGTCAAAATCAGTACTCTTATCGTTCTGGTTTCTACCTGTTCGAGTTCCTTCGAGTCCAGGGATATATGGAATTGTAGTAGACCGGCAATAGCAATGAAACGGCGGAACGGTTACGCCAGGTTTAGCATCTACGACTCTGACACGTTTACGATCCATGTGTCTGCAGATGGAAGAAGTGTGACTATCGAGTGTAGCCAGTATCTCTAACTCCTCTACATCTAGGTCTTTCATGCTATCAAGAAACCCTTGCTCGTGAACCCGTGCCGTCTCTGTTTCGATTAATCGCTTAGCGTTACTGTATGATGTCTTCATCCGCTTATGCAGATTATCTGCCATCGTGTCCGCCCCTTGCCCAATAATGAGGGCTTGGGTGAAATCATTCTGCAAGTTAGCTACCAACTTACTCGTATCGCCCCAAATCCTACTACTGAAGTCCTTGCCATCACTTGCCCATTGACTGTGAACCACGCTATCAACACGCTTACTATCAATCGTATTAATAGGTGCGTATTCCCCGCGTTGCGTCTGCACTGTATATGCGGACTTATACGCGGAGGACTGATACACGTCTTTCAATAGGTCGTTAAGTGAAATACTCTGCTTTTGAGCCAGTATTTCGAGCTCGTGAACCACATTGATATACAGCATCTGTTCACGGCTTAACCGCTCACGAATGGATGCGTTTGATAGCATTTGTTGATGTTCTTCAGATACGCCGAGTTTCTTAGCTTCTGCCTTAAACTCAGCTAAATCCATTTTAAAGGCTTTCATCTCATAGGCGTTTAGTAGCTTCCTTGCTTCGGCTAGTTGAAGTCCGTTTTCTGTAGCAAACCTGCGATACCAATCGTTGATAGCCTTTTCTAACCTACGTAACGCCCTGGCGTAGTTAGCTTTGATTTCCGCATCAGTGAGATTCGCTTTTTGAAACGATTCATCTAGTAACCGCTCATACCGTTTCTCCCAGTAATCATTCGCCATCTGCCTCACCGCCGTTCGGTACAACAAAATCTGCTGTTACTTCAGACTGTTCCTTTTTTACTTTAGCAAGCTCTTCCGCAGCATCTGTCGTCCACGGATGATTTGCGATAATGGTTTCATTGGATATGATACCAACGGAATTTTTACAGTTGTTAATCGTATCGCCTTCATTGATAGGTAGGTCACGATTGAATATGAAGTCCACTTCTTCGACTGTATCTTGATTAGTTAAACCACGATACGTGTTAACGAACCACATCAAATCGTGCAAGCTAGATTTGAATTCAAGCTCCATTTCATTGGCATCTAAATCAATATCAGAGTACATGGACATAATGTTCATCTGATTAGGATTGTTAGCCATACGATCGTCCTTAGCATCAAAGCCCCGGCCGTTCTCGATAATTGCTTTACGCAAAATGTTAATCAGTAATTGGTAATTGTCGCTATTCACCTCTATTTTTAAGGCTTTCACATCGCCATTGACACCATCTACTGTACGAACCTTAATTGCGCCATACGACGCAAGATTTTGGCGGAACTCAGCGAGATTTTCGCCGTCATAGTTCTGTAGTATCAAAATTGTGCTGCGGATATCTTCTTCCATATTATCCTGGAAGTTAGATAGCAATCGGTTAAGTGCATCTTGCAAAGACTTGACCTTATTGATAAGCGGTTGCTCGAATTCATTCGCACGGAACATAATGAGCGGAATACGTTCCCAGTTATATGGTTTATCGGCAATAGCAAAATTGGCAGTATTTTCTTTATCTGGGTCAGGAAGTAAACGCTCTGTATCCCATATGTAATACTGGATACCATCCGGGGTGTAGTATTCCACTTTGTGAATGGTCTTAGTTTCTAGTCCTGTGTAGTACTCAATATCGTACAAGTAAAGGAACGCATCTAGTTGTGTGTGCTCCTCATCTGCCCAAAATGGTAAAACCTGATGCGGTTTCATCATCTTAAACTTTAACTCGCCATCGATACCAATGTAAGGGTGAATATACGCCTTACCCGCCATCGTTGCGAACTTGCCTACAGACTTCAGCAGTTTTTGGAACTGAACACCGAACATCTTATCGAGCTCGTCATCATCGGTGTTAATATCCAATGGCTTAGACAATAAGTAGTTAACCTTTTGGTCTACTAAATCATCAAATCGGTTATCCACAATCTGATTATTAGGAACGCCCTGTAACGCAATTCGTGTATTGCCTTCACCAATAACGTATCGTTGCTTATTCAAAATGTCGTGTTTACCGTCATAATAATCGATAGCAGTACACATCGTTTTCCGCTGTTCGCTACCTAGAAAATTACGCAGTTGTGCTTGTAGGAACTCGCGTTCCGACATAGTCGCTGAACCTTTTATGATGCGGTCCCACAGCTGAGATAATATCAATCAAACGACCACCTTTCTACATTAATATCTTCCAAACCATACCGCATAGCATCCATAGCATGGTTATTTTCGTCTTCAGGTTTCCCTGTGTATTTCTCAAAGCGATCCTTCGCCCATTGGTACGTGGATAACTCACGCAGCACATTAACGCATCTTGGATGAACAATTAATTCGTAGTCTTGTATCCGCTGAATACCGTTTAGTATGCTGTCCTTACCTTTGCGTGCCCTAGTTATTCCTTTTAACCCTTCCTGGTACAACTCTTCAATGGATTTAGGCTCGGCACTATCGGCTCGAATCTTCTCTTTCGCATATCCCATATCCTTGACACGAGATGCTAATTGTTGATTCGTAAGCCCTGTTTCGTACAGCTCGTCGAATATGTAGATTTTCTTATGTTCCATATCAACTAGCATGCACACTAGCGCTGTAGGGTCTACCGTATAACCGAAATCAAGGCCAAACGCGGACTTGATACCGGTTTGACCTCTAATTTCATCAACATTGAATTCTTGTTCTTTCCAGTTTTCGTAAACCAGACCCTCAACAACGCCCCAGTTGCCGAGCCCTGCCACTTGGTACCGCTTTGGGTTCTTCTTCATTTCTTCGAATAACACTAAGTCAGACTCACTCAAGAACTCATTACACAGGTAGTTCGTAGTCATGGCTAACACGTTATCACTAGGTTCATCAAAGAAGCGTTTCTTTAACCAGTGCCTATCAGACCACGGGTTAAACGTTAAGACTACCTGGTGATACAAACCGTCAGGCAACTGACCACGAATAGATTCATCCAGTCTGTTGAAGGCATCTTCACTCATAATCTCGTAGGCTTCTTCAATCCACAGCCTACACAAAGCGCCAACTTCAACAGTAATGGACGTTACCTTTAATGGATCATCGAGACCACGAAATAGGATTTTCTGCCCTGTTGGAATATACGTTATCTCAAGTGGCGATACGGAACATTTGAAGTACCGCTCCACCTTCAACTGGCGCATAGCCCATTTGAGCTGCGCGAAACAACTATCACGCAAAGTCCGTTCTGTCTTACGAACGACTAGCCAGTTTATACAAGGGTTCTCCATTATCTCCATAATAACTTTCAGAGACTGCGTAGAAGACTTCTTACTGGCACGACTGCCCTTGACTACTTTATAACGGCCTTTGAACCGCCAAAAAGCACCGTATCCCTTGCCTACGATATCAGGCAAGTACACTCTGTTAGTCTGCAATATCGTCACCACCTACGATGAGTACAGGCTTAATATCGATAGTTGTATCACCGCTGAGTATTCTATGGCGTTTAGCCATAAGCTCCAGGGCTTTCAGTCTTGACTTCTCGTCCGGCGGTTTATCGATAATTCGAGCTTCGGAACATCCTTCCCCTGTGCCCTCGATAACCACTTGCTTTTCATTTGAGAGCCCCAGGGCAATTCGTGTTAACTCATACTCGACCTGTTGTGCGGTCATGATGTTTTCGTTGAAGTAGGCTTCCCGTAATTCAGCGACCCTTGCCTTGATGTCATCATTAGTCATCAAGCGACTACCTTGCATCTTAGCTGTTTTCTCTGAGTAACCAGTGCGAATAGCAGCCTGTGTAGCGTTCATATCCTTGATGTACTCATGACAAAATTTTTCATGTCGTTTATTTGCTAATGCAGCCACTATCTCACCTCCTGGCTATCTTAATACATCACGGCTGTTTCTCTTAAATCGGCCGTGCGAACGAGTGCATAATCCACAATTACTTTTATGTGCGTGGTCATGTGTGATATACGTTTGACACAGACCGTCGTATTCAATTAATTTTGCAGTGCAAACGCCGTTCTTATTATTCAGGCATTTACGTTTAATGCATCTGACTTCTGTGCTCATACCTTCTCACCTTTAATACGTTTGTACGCTCAAATCCGATGACTATTTGGTTGTTGTTAGGCTATATAGTTATTGGAGGACTACTAGTTCTAGTCATCAGATGTCAGCGTACAACGATACAGGGCAAGCTCATAATGTATAAGCTTAGTATTATTCTGTGGACAAATTCGGCTCGCCCTGGTTTCATTGTGCAGTAAATTTCATTTTTACATATTCCCTCTCCTTAGCTTACGCGATCGCCTACATCATAAATATGGGCCCCTATATTTACAATGCTACATACAACAAAAAGCACGGTCGTCATCACCGTGCTTTTTGCCGAGTTGTGTATAAGAGAGGATTTGTGTTAGAGGTCTAATGACACCTTTCACAACTACATTATACTATGTCAAGTCGGTTCATTTAAGTCCAAAATACTCCAAAACACTCCAAAGTACTCCACTATGAAAGGAGTTCCCCTAATTCGTTCAATGCTTTATTTTTTAAATTGAAGTAACTACTTTTTTCGTAATATATCATCGCTTGTACTTTCTTAGGAAAAGCCCCATTAATGTACTCTTGCGCTAATATAATACGCCCTGGTATACATTCTATCTTTTCAATTAAAGCCCTTGCTTCTTCCCTTTTAGCAATAAGCTTTGCTATCTCCCGTTTTTTGGTATCAACTGTATCAACAAGTCTAGCCACATCGCCTTCAAGCCCTACTGGAGTACCGCCCCCCGATACTCGGTCTTTGGAATAATCAATCGCCGATAAGGTGATGATATCATACTGCAGTTTGCGAATATCTTGCCGTAGCGATTGAATTCTAATGGCTATCATCTTTATATCTTGCAGATACGCCGATGCCTTTTCTTTATAGTCACTCATGCTGCATTACCTCGTTGATGTACCGGTCTAAGTACCACCGTGCTTTTTTTAGGTCTTCGAGCTTATCGCCCTTATACCCTGCTCGTGCGATGTACTTGATAACATTACCTAGATGATATGGAAGCTGTTGATCCTCGATAAAATCAATAACCTCAATCTTACCCCGTGTGTAGTGTGAAGGGTGATTGATGACATCTTCTTTCTTAGGCAATTCGACGACCTTTACTTCAGGCCCCCCAAGCGTATTGGCTATCATATTTGTAAGAGTCACATCTACTTCTTGCCTCTTGGCTGCCATATTCGCAAGAGTCGCGTCTACTTCCTTCTTCTTAGGTACCTTCGAGTATTTAGGTAAACACTCCGGACAATATTTAGGCCAACGACCTTGCGCTTTTTCCTTTGTATGAATAAAGGTTGTACCGCATCCTTCACACGTTAACTCTTTACTAACGCCTGCGCCAGGAGGTGCCATAACTTTTTCGCACTCAGGGCAATAATCCTCGTGTGTTTTTACTGTAAATGTGTCTCCACATCGTCTGCATTTCTTTTGCATAGCTTTACTCCTTATACAATTCTTTACGATATTTAATAGCTTCTAAGAGGGCATCTTGCCCAGCTTCTTTACGTTCTAATGCTTTCATAACCTGCTCGTCCATCGTGCCCTTTGTTACTAGGTGGTGGATAATCACGGGCTGTGTTTGCCCTTGCCTGTGTAACCTTGCGTTCGCTTGTTGGTACTGCTCTAGGCTCCAAGTTAAGCCATACCATACGATGATATTGCCGCCGGCTTGTAAGTTTAAGCCGTACCCTGCTGATGCGGGATGGGCAAGTAACATTTGAATCTTGCCTTTGTTCCACTCGGCTACATCATCATCGGTCTTTAACTCAACGGCTTTCGGGAATGCTTCTTTAATCGATTGAAGGTCATGTTTGAAGTTATAGAATACTAACATCGGTTTTCCTTCATTCGTTTCTACCAATTCTTTCAAGCGTTCAATCTTCTCGTTATGGACGACTACGATTTCACCGTCATCGTTATAAATGGATCCATTCGCCAGTTGTAACAATTTACCGGCGAGTGCTGCCGCATTCAATGCACTTACATCGTCATCACTGGCTAAACTAAGCACGTGTTCACGTTCCATTTGTTTATAGAGTTCCCATTCTTTCGGATTCATCTCTACCGTGATGACATTCTCGATACGTTCAGGTAACGTAAGATAGTCTTTCGCTTTTAAGCTCATACAGATATCTTGCATCTTGCTGAATATCGCCTTATCACCACCAGGCAGTAGTCGGTAGCTATACACAACGTGTCCGTTTGTTTTATCCGGTGTAAAGTATCGGGTACGGTATTCAGTAATCGTCTTACCTAATCGTTCACCACCATCTAAGAGATACATTTGCGCCCAAATATCAAGTAACGTATTCGGTGCCGGTGTACCTGTTAAAATGACGATACGCTTAAATAGTGGTCGAAGTTTACGAATTGCCTTAAACCGTTTAGCCTGTGGATTCTTAAACGAAGAACTCTCATCGATAACTAACATATCGAAAGGGAACGATTTTTTCTTATGGTAGTACTCATATAACCATTGCACGTTTTCACGATTTATCACATAAACGTCAGATTCACTCTCTAAGGCCTGTATACGTTCCTTCTCGGAACCTAACACCTTAGCCACAGTTAAACGTCTTGTAGCACTCCATTTTTGCGATTCTTGGGCCCATGTAGATTCTGCTACCTTCTTAGGTGCAATGAGTAACACTTTTTTTATGTCAAAGTAGTCATACATAAGCCGTTCAATCGCAATAAGGGTAGATATGGTTTTACCTAAACCCATATCTAGTAACAATCCGTAATGGGTATTATCAATGATTCGTTGTATTGCAATGCTTTGATACTCGTGCGGATGAAAGTCCATGAATTACCCTTTCTATATCATCTACAAATAACTTGGCGTCAATCATTCCGGTTACCACAAACACCAAAGCGCCTTGTTTTCGTAATCGTGAAATCTGTACCCGTTGGTTAGCCATTAGCTTCCCTGCTGTACCCTTTAGCTCAACGAATATGACACCGCCTCCAGGAAGTACAATAATCCGATCCGGGACACCATCATTTCCAGGTGACACGAATTTCATATATATGCACCCCAGTTTTTTGAGTTGATTTCCTAACCATCGTTCAATGTCTTTTTCTATCGTTCTCACCTCGTTCTCATTTAATACTCGGACACACTATCGGACACGCCTACAAACCTACGTGGTTACTGGATTTATAGGGGGGGTGTGTCCAAAGTGCCCAATTTTTTTCCAACATATATATATATACGCGTATACGGGTTTTTTACGCTTATATATACACCCATTTATTCATATATTTATTTTTTTATTTTTATATAAATAATTGGACACACTAGATACATATTACTATTTAGATTAGCAGTTATCTACTTTTTGGCCGTGTCCAATTAGTGTGTCCAAGCGTGTTTAGTGTGTCCAATTATTGGTATATATCAAAATTTATCGATGTATAGGCTTGAATAATTATTTTTACGAACATTCATACCTATTAAATAATTGGACACACTAAACACGCTTGGACACACCTACTTACCATGATTTCGTTTATACATTGATAGGAGGTCTGTGCCTTCCTTTATGAACGCTCTCTGCGGTCCGTAAAGCCTGCCAAAACGTGCCTTTCCTGTTCCTTTTGTATACGGGTTCCAGCCTGGCGTTGACTGCAAGATGTCAATAATCTCTCTTGCCTTTGCGTTCTGCAGGTTCTTCCTGTCCCCGCCAAGCACTTCACACCATATCTCAAGGGCACACACTCGCTCCCGCTGCACTGAACCACAATGATCGTCATCGCCATAATTAGCGACATAATCTCGTCTATCGTAGATATCCATTGTTTCCCAGTCTTCAGGAAGTAACATTTCGAGGTACTCCTCAATGAGCCCTACGAGTTCGCCGCCTTCTGTGTGGGATAATTGAATTCTAAGTGCTTCTTCTTCAAGCGCCCCTTCGAGTACTAATGGTTCACCTTCAGACCAATACACGAACGCTTCTGCCCATAATTGGTCAATTTCATCCTTTGACAAGTCCCAGGAGTTCTTCGTCTTTCGGTCTTTGTCTCCAGTAATTGGCCAGAATCGGCGGTTACCGGTGCGGTCTTTTAAGAACATAAGATTGTTAGTAGAACCAGCGAATACACACTGGCGAGGGTACTCTTCGGTGCGTCTGCCGTAAGGTGAGCGGAACCGGTCAGAGGTACGGCTGATAAAGGCCTTAACAATTTCGTTATCGTTCTTATAGGTAGGTGCAAGTTCGGCAAGTTCGACTATCCAGGAGCCCTGAATTTGTTCTAGGGCATCCTTAGTTTTGATATCAACGAGTGAGTTGTTGAACCATTTACGACCTAACCGCTCCAAGATAAGGGACTTACCTAAACCTTGAGAACCGTACAGCACAATCGCCGTATCAAACTTAACACCTGGATCCATAACACGAGCTACAGCGCCACACATCCATTTACGTGTAACCGCTCGAATGTATTCGGTATCCTCTGCCCCAATGTAGTCGATAAAGAGAGTATCAAGTCTACATTCACCGTCCCAAGATAAACCGGTTAAATACTGCCGAACAGGATGAAACTTGTTATCTTGCGTTACTTCCTGGAGCGCATCATCGATAATGCCTTTACCCTTGATAAGGTATTTCGTAGCGAAGTAGTTACGTAGGCACGCATCGTCGGTATCTGTCCAGTAAGGGGTTTCGTCCTTACCCCGCCATGGTAAATCGTCAATTACGACTAAGCGGTGCGAAAATTCATCAAGACGAATTTTACCTTTTAAGGAAGGGCCCTGTTTAAGTACTACTAAGCAGTTGAACACATCAGATTCAGGAGTACCATTTTTATCACGTTTAAGTTTAGATAAAAAGTCCTCGTCATCGTCCGTGATATCCTCGAACTCCATATCCGCCATGCGCTCTTTATCGAGCAGGATTGGTGCAGCACCGTCTTCGTTGACGAAGTCTATCATGTCTTTGTAACTTGGTAATTTGGTGACGCTGGTCTCATCTGCTGGGTCCTTATCTCCGAATAAGTGGATCCGGACAAGGTCAAACGCATTAACAAGTTTACCGCTGATAGGGTCTGTTGCATGGTTGGAGTAAGCGAAAGTATCGTTATCATAAATCACTAAGCCACCTACTGAGCTACCTGCTACATACGTGTATCGGTCTTCGACTGCTGTAGGTTCATAGACTTCAGGGAGAAACTTATGTATCGCTTCTGTGATACTGTAACTCCGGCAAAAAGCACCGATAAGGCCTTTTTTCTCTAACGGGTTACCTTGCTTCTTGGCCGCATCAAGGCGAATTTGTGATTCCTTTTCCGATGTTGGCCAAAGGCTCGTATCTCTCCAGTCTCTGTAAGTACCTAAATACGCATCGACGGAAACGAGTGAGCCTTCACTATGTAGGTAAACGTACTCAACGTCCTTAGGATGGCTTGGCCAATACATAAGCCGTTCAGCCTGGTGCGTGGATGGGTCGAAGAACTCAATACCGATGTTATCAGCAATCCGTCTTGAGACCGCCTGGTACTCATCCGGTGTCATAGGTCTATCGACGGGGATAATAACGCGATATCGTGGATTGTCAGCTGTGTGACTATGTGTACTGTAGAGTACATACTCCATTCCGCCTAATTCCATATCTAGGTCTACGATAAAATCCTCACCAGGATTATCTGCATCAAGAGTAATCAAGTACCGCTCTTTAACAGCACCTCTAATCCGTCTACCTTTATTAGGAATATATCCACCAACAAATCCGCCGACGTCTTTCTTTCGGCCTTGATCAGCTTTAGACATCTTGGCGTATTCAGCAGCCGTTTCATTCGTTACAGTAGGCTCGGCCAATTTGTTGGCCAAAGCACTCCAAGTCATTTTCTGAGACTTCCAGCTACGGGCGGAGCGACTTCTGCCCGTAGCTATGATGATATTTGTATCCATATTACATCGCTCCTCCCTTCGCAAAGTGGATGTCTCCTACATACCTAGGAACACGTAAGCCGTGAGATGTTACCCACTGCGTTACAGCTCCGTTGATATCGTGGTCTTCATATACGCCACGATTGTTTTTAAGTTTAGCCTGGTGTATCTCTACGAAGTCATCCGCATCATTAACGGGGTTAACCTCGATACACGCCACAGGCTTGTTACATTTATAGACACCTACGATAGCACACGTTTCAGCTTTTACTTTTTTGATATAGGAGCTTACACAGTTATTAAGCTGAATACCCATATCAACGATGCCATGAGTAGAACCTATCGCCATGAAGCGATAGCCATCAACCATATCAGCTAGTGCCATATGTGTTTTACGCTGCTGTACGATTTCGTCTTCCACCTTGTCAAACTTTTGCATTCTCGCGATGGTGTCATGTAGGCTTCGCACCTGGATGCGACTACTCCATACCTCTTTACGGCGACTTCTTGATAACTCAAAATACATACTAGCTGTATCTCTGATATCGTGATAGGAGGGTGCATTTCTAATGAATAAGAATGCCTGGCGTTCGCCGTATTGATGGCTAAGGATATTAACAAATTTACGAATGACAGATAAATCGCGGTCATCGCGCCATAATGGCCAAGACTGAATATAACTTGTATTATCGGCGTTATTCTTGATAACATCGACCATAGCCTTTTGATAGTCCTTGTTCTTAAATAACGTAGCCATAACTTTGATGATCTTCGCATAGAAGAAAGGTCTATCGTGTAGTAACCGTCGAACCCATCGGGTATCAGGCAAGTTATGCGCCATAATTAAGGCTTTCACAAACGACTTACCTTTTGTGGTTATTCCTAACACATTTCCCATGCCGATAGTCTCGTTGGGGAATTTCCGATTATAGTAATCGTCATAGTCTCGCTTAAGGCTATCATTGATAGCTGGTGCATCGGGAGCTTGTAATTTCCATACTAAGTTATGGAGTAAGTTATCGAAAGCTCCGTAATTGTTAGACACCTGTACGCCTTGCCGAATGCGTTTAACTTTATAACCTACGACCTTTGATAGCTTGTTGAAGAACACTTCTTTTAGAACCTTAGCGAAACGTTTTAGCTCATCTTGATGGTTATGCAGTCTGCAGTCAGGAGTGGCTACAAACCAAGCTAATGATAAAGGGCTGTTACTTAAACGCGCAGGAGAAACTGTAGATTCTTCGACGACGTCGCTGCGCGAGCGTTTCTTAAGTATGATAAAGGTTTTTCTTTGTTTAAAGTCAAACCGCACCACATCGATGACATGGGATTTATAACCTTTGTATATCATCCCTGTATCACCGTCGGCATACACTGTGTCATACTCAAATTGCACGTCCAGTTTATCGCCCCTATCTATAATTGATAGGTCCAGGGATAAAGGAACGGTGGCGCTATACCCAACTTCAGCTGTAAACCCTTTAGCGTGGATCCGCTCGCCGCATTTTGGACAATAGAACTCATCTGATTCCCGGCAAGGCACTATTCCAAACCCATTAGATTCCATTGGCCAAAGATTAGCGAAGGAGTGTTCGCAAGGTACGTGGTAATAACTTGCAGGGTTAAAAGGTGATACTTGATTGCGCCGTACCAGGTCGTACAGTCTTTGTACTTGTAGATTGAATAAGACTTTCATAAGGCGCTATCCTTTCTTATAACAAATCGTCTAAATCATCTTCTTCAGGAGTTTCCTCAACTACTGGAGCTTCGACTTCTTTCTTTTTAGTAGTACGTTTACGTTTAGGTTTCTCTTCAGTAGTGGCCGTAGCTTCTACCGCCGGAGTAGCTTCAACTACAGGCTCTTCAGTCTTAGGAGGCTCTGTTTTCTTGCCGTTTAGCACCTTAAGACCTAAATCACAAGCAGCAATACATCCTTCGCAGTATGCCATAGCAGAATCTTTACGTTCGCTAGCTGGTGCATCTTTTACGAGTTCATATAAGCCGTCGAATGCTTCGCGTTGTTGTTGAATTTGTTGTTTTGAGAGTTTCATAAGAATTGTCCTCCTAATCCTTCATGTAGTAAGGGTTCTCAAACCCTGCTGCGTTTAATATGAGCCCTTCATTCCAGGGTTCAGGTTCACACATAATATCTATAACTTCTTCTAAACTGCCTTCGCCTATTGGCGCTTCGATAACCACTTCGTCGTGGATGTGGGCTACAATTTTGTAACCAGCTTTTGCCAGTCTGAGCATTGCGGCCGCTAAACAATCTCTTGCTACTGCCTGTACAATGTTTTCGACGAGCTTCCCGCCGTAGGTTTCAACTCCGCCCCATGTATTCTTAACCTGATCCATACCGTCATACTCAATCGATTCACTACCGAACCGGTTAGTCCCAATTCTAGGTCTTGCGTAGGCAAGTCTTCGACCGGACGGTAATTCGATGAACAGGAATCCTTTCGACTTAAAGAATTTAATATTGCCTTGTCTGATTCGTACGGGTTCACCTGTTTTCACTACTTGCTTTGCTGCGCTGTCTGCATCTTTCCAAAATCTCGTAATTCGTGGACTAGCTTGGCGCCATGCCTCGATGATACCTGGTAGTTCCTTCTCAGGAATTTCCCCTTTAGAATCCATCGCTTTCATAGCTCCTACACCGCCACCATAGCCAAGTGCTAATTCAGCTACCTTGCCTTTTTGTCGTAGGTGCCCATTAACACCGTGCTTCTCAACTGGTACGTGGAACATGCTGGATGCGGAAGCGCAATAGATGTCTCCACCTTGAGCGAATACATCTTGGCGCCACTGCTCGTGAGCAAGCCAGGCTATAACACGGGCTTCAATAGCACTAAAGTCAGCCACAATAAATCGGTGTCCGTCCTCTGCTACTAAAGCGGTACGGATAAGTTGCTTAATCACGTCACCAGGGTTTCCGTATAGTAGGTCTAGCATTTCTACATCTCTACTTTTAAGTACTTCCCGAGCTGTGTCTAAATCTTCTAGGTAGTTACGAGGGAGGTTCTGTAGTTGTACTACACGGCCTGCCCATCGTCCACTACGCATCGCCCCATAAAACTGAAGCATGCCGTGGATGCGACCATCTGAACATACAGCGTTTTTCATGGCCAAGTATTTTTTGATGGAGGAATTACCGAGCACCTGTCTATTTTGCAATACCTTGCGAACATCAGAGGGGATATCCTGTGACAAGAGGTTTGATACATCGTCTTTTCGCATTGTTTCTAGATCATATCCTAGTCTTGCAGTTAGCCACTCTTTAAGTTGCATAGTACTATTCGGATTCTCTAATCCTGTTAATATCTTGGATGACTCGGTAGCTTCTTCCACGATTTCGTCGTTACAAGCAAGCGCTGCATCGACGAGTTCCATATCTACTTTCACGCCTCGCCAGTTGATATCTTGGTCGAGTAACCAGTACTCGTGCTCAATAGCAGGGGGTTTCAGCGAAAGTAAGCGTTTACGAATTGCCTTTTCTACTACCACGTCCTGGCGGTTATACTCAATGTATTCCGCCCATTTCTCTGGTGCATCCTCAGGCATATTCCGTGTCTTAGGATTCGTCTTAGTTGGTTTTCGTGGTACAGAGAAAAACTGAATTAAGCGTTTACCTCTTGAGTCTTTTGCTTCACCTAATCGTAAAGCCTTAGACACATTATCGAGGCTTGCAGGTAAACTGCAGTATAACGCTAGTACAGAAGTACATTCCCAGTTCGTGTAATCCGCATCAGGGAAGTACTTTTTTAGACAAAGCATTTCGAATGCTGCGTTAAAGGCGGTCTTTGTAATTTCCTTGTTATACAAAGCGTCCACCACCCTTTCGGGCAGTGGATCCTTTGTCATATCAATTACTTCGACCGGCTCGTCATCGAAGCTATAGGCAAAGAGCAGTATTTCAAATGTTGTATCATCAACGTATCGCTGGGCCCCATATTTAATAGGGCAGTCAGAATACGTTTCCACATCAATACTGAGCTCCATATATGCCTCCTTAGATTAAATCGTCATCGTCTAGGTCGCCTAAATCGTCATCGCCGAAGTCGCTAGCAGATACATGAACACCACCGAGGCGGTCACCATCTTTAACTTTGCGAACACCATTTAGGCCAAAGCCTACACCTTTTTTACCATTGAAGTTGTAAGCGAATACAGATAATGCGACCTGCGCGTATACACCGGAGTAAATTTCTTCTTCGATGTCGAATTGGTCCATCTTGATTTTATCCCGAGTGAACACAATCGGTTGCTTATCGCTATTCGCATTGATGAAGAATTTACCAGCGTAGGTTTCAGGTTGGTCTGCTACTGCTTCATCTGTATCGCCATCACGTAAGTTCAATTTAAGGTATGCTGCTTTACCTTCTACCTTAGCTACTGCTTTTGGATCAGCCTTAAGTTCTTCGATTGCACGTTCAAATGCTTTGATTGTTTTCTTATCTGTTTTGTCGATGATGATTTGGGAACTATATTTTGCTTTGCCGTCGTCGTTTTTACGAGGTTGAGCGATGTTTGCATAGGAAAGTCTTACAATACCTGTTGTTAATTTAGCCATTGTTATGGTCTCCTTCTTTAAATGAATTATTTGTTAGCTTCTACTTCAGACATTAATTTGTTTACGAGTGCTTCGAGTTTAGAAATACGGCTTTGCGCATCTTTAGCTTCTGCTACATAGTCAGAACCTTTACCGGTTTTAAACGCTACGTTTACGGTGTATTGGTTCTCACCGCCTAGCGTAGCACCAAAGCCAAGCATAATACGTTCATTAGGTCTAGCGAATACGCCGAGCGCTACTGCGTTACTGTTACGGTAATGGCCGTAACTTACAGCGTAGCTGACCTTGTCATTTCTGTTAAAGTCTAATGGATGCAAGCCAGCAAGTGCTGCGGAACTTGCGCCTAACTTGTTAACACGTTGGCCAAGATTGTTGACTTTGTTGTTAATGTCATTAGCTAAGCCTAAAGAACGATGTTCCAAATCAGTAATGCGCCCTTCGTGGTTATCCGCTACCTTTTCAAGTACACGGATATCAGCTGTATTAGTGGTTACCTTTTGGCCAAGGGAAGTAATAGCAGATGTATTACCATTGATGCGGTTAGCATTGTTGGCGATTGCAGTAGTATTACCTGCGATAGCTTGTTCATGATCATTCACCACATCGCCTAACATGTTCAAACCGATTGCCACATCTTTAATGTTTTGTTTGTTTTTAGCAATTTGTTTAGCGTTAGTTTCGATTTCATCAATCGCAGCGAATAGCTGGGAGCCGTTCACAGCGTCTAATGAATCAGCGGAGATTTGACCGGCGCTAACATTAGTTAATTGACGGTTGTACTGAGTTACTCCGCCTGCACCTGCACGGGCTTTAGAACCAAAACTTACTACGCTTGCCGGTTGCTCGCCTGCGAATACGTGGCGAGTACCGTTTATAGTAATGCCGTCAACTCCAACGGCACTATCGGTAACGCTGTTAGTACCGATTGCCACCGAATTCGCTTGGTCAGCAATCGTGTTGTTACCAAATGCAACGGCATCAGTGGCTAAGGATTTGGCATGAGTGCCAAATGTAAGAGCACCCTGGCCATTAGATTCGGAATTAGACCCGAACACTAATTGCTCTTTGTCAGCACCGATTTTATTGTTGTAGCCAATTACGGCGCTTTGTCCGCCGGCTACTGTGCCATTGTTAGCGCCGACAACCACAGTATCCGCGCCTGTAACATTATTAGTTCTGCCTAATACTACAGAAGATTCACCGGATACGAAGGCACCGTTACCGATAGCCACACTATCATAACTGGAAACCCGGGCTTGATTGCCGATGGCGATGGTGTACTCAACCAAACTCTCAGCGTGAGAGCCGAACGCGAAGGAGTTACGACCTGCTGCAGTAGCATTATTACCACCGGCGAAACCGTTTTCGCCTGTTACAGTATTGTTAGTACCGAACGCTAACGCATTATTAGCGTCGATGTTGTTTTGGAAACCCCATACTGCGGAGCTTGTAGACGTTGCGGAGATAGTATTATCTGTACCGCCTACTGTGTTATTACTAGTTGCGCCAACTACGTTTACTGCTAACGCGGAAATTGCTAGTGCTGTTGTTAAAGTTTTCATCTCTTATACCTCATCTTCAAATTCATTCATCATTGTTTCAACTGTATTAATTGCTGGGCGTTTATCGCTTTCCGGTACAAGTGCAGGCTTGCCCTCCGGTTTATCGATATAGGCTTCTAAGTATTCGGCAACGCCCTTTTTACCGAGTACCTTTTGTAAGTTTGTGATACCTTCGAGTTCTCGAGGCTTGAATATGTCTTCTTCCTTGTAGCCATTGTCGAGCAATGTTTTAGCTGCAGCTTCCGGATCCGTAATTGTACGTCTTGATGTACCTTCCACTAATTTATATCCAGGCCATTGCTTTTCACCCGATAAAGCTTTTTCATATGCAAAGTCGTAAACACCTTTAATCCACTTCGTGACTAAGTCTTTCATCGCTAGGATGTCAGATACTTCGCGGTCAGTGAGTAATTGATTGAGCTTACCACCATTCTTATAGAATGTATCAAGGCAAGTATCTGCTAATGCTCGGCAGGTGTGCCGTGCTTTACAGAAGTTACAGTAATCGCAAGGTGTACATTCCCCGATACCGTCCCAGGCACGTTGTGCGATTGACTTGATATCTTCGCCCCAATCAAGAAGTTCTTCAAGTGACATTTCGTCGGTAGACACACTATCGAGTCTTGGTTGAACGATCGTCATACGAACTGTTTTGATGTCGTATAAGTACTCGTTCGCGTCGTAAGCGCCTAATGCATAGAGCCTCATTTGTGTGTTTTCAACGGCACTAACAGGAACACCCTTGCCATACTTCAGGTCAATTACTTCCAGGATGCCATCGGCTACAATTACCATATCGCCGGTACCGAAGCCGTCAGGCACCCATCTAGAGAAGTCGAGCCGTGCTTCAATCATGGCTTCCGCATCAGAGGAACGAGCACGCGCTTCGTTTACTTTCTCTTCGCAAATATCGACATAGCGGTTAACCGCTTCTATCATTTCAGCGGAGTAATCATCTAGCTTAGGAGCTTTTTTGCCCTCAAGCTTATGTCGCAGGATTGCTTCTGCCAGGTCGTGCGCAATAGTACCTTCCGCAGCATACGGTGATTGTTCATCAGGGAACATCGCTTCCAGTCTTGCTGAAGGAGTACATACTAGCCATCTGGCACTACTGGATGCACCTAGTAAGGCGTGTTTCTTAGCCACGGCTATTCACCCATTCCATAATTTGAATACGTTGTTCATCGGTAGCTGATGTTACCTTTTCAGCGCCGATACTATCTAAGAAGGCTTTGAATTCGCCTTTAGCTTTCGTTTTATCAGTAGCTTTTGCCATTACGTCTTTTACTGCTTCACGAGTTGCTTCGAGGCTAGGGACTTCTACTTTAGGTTCTTCAGCTTTTGCTGGTTCTTCTTTAACTGGTTCAGATTTAGGTTCTTCCTTAGGAGCTTCTACTTCTTTAACTGGTTCAGCTTGCTTAGGAGATTCCTTCTTAGCAGGTTCTTCGTCTTTAACAGGTGCGCCTACGATAGATTGATATAGGTCTTTCACTTCTTGTTCTAATTCAACTGCTTTATCTACTGTGATTTTTAACTCGATCATTGTTCTATTCCCTTTCGGCTTAATGATGTGATATACTTTAAATGGATATTTTTCTATGCGCCCTTTAGCATTGCCGTGCTTTGGGGTGCTTTTTTTTTGCGCCCAGGTGCTCGCACTCATCAGGAATGCAGTAATCTCTATTAGGGCACGCTGTACAGTCTCGCAATGTCCTCACCTCCTTTCACTAGGCACGTTTGGATAAACGTGTTATTCTATTTACACACGGGTGTATGTCTTTGCAGTTATCGCACACTATACGAGGCTTGCCGGTTAGGTACGACCAATTTGTGTAAGGGCTTTTAATCCTTTTATTACAGAAGGAACATCGTTTATCGTTCATACTCTTTTAACTCCTCAATCCAGTAACCAGTGAGTAACCAAAGAGTGATACCTAGTAACCCCTGGCACATACCAGTCCATAAATCAATGCGGTCTATTTCGATAGAACCGACAGTTCCTACTACTAATATGGCTGCAATAATGCGAAGCGCATAAACTACTTTCATCATGTCTACTCTCCTATTCGTGCCTGGCATCGTTTAGCAAGCCAAGCATTAAACGAATCAACGTGGATAAGGCGTTTACCTCCATGCTTACCGATTTTCATGGACGGGAAGTCAAAATCTTGCGCCCATTCTCGGATTACAGTTTCAGGTACGCTAGCAAGCTCCGCAGCTTCCGCTACTGTGATACACATCTTATTCATAGGTACCTCCTAGACGCTAAATGCTAGTCGAACCGTCCATACAAGAATGAATAAACTTATGCTAGAGGATATACCTAATGCTAAAATCCATAAGCATATTGAACATAATTCATAGAGTGATTCTTTATTCATAGTTACCTCCTATCTAATTTAGGGTTGTAGTAATCGGTTTCCCAAAAGTCGTGACTTTCGTTATCATCGACACACAACGCATAGCAGATTCCAACGACGGTTGACATTTGAACTGACTTACCTTTGATAGCTCGATTTAATGTATCCATCGAGATTTCAGCTTGTTTAATCAGCGCCGTTTTTGTCATTTCCAGTTCTTTCATCCGCTCGGAGATTGCATCACCGAACATCCTTACTACAAATTTTTTCATAACCTATCCTCCGTAACGGTTTAACCGTAATCGACTATAAAAAAATAATGTCGTCATACGTTACACCAAATACTTCTTGTATCTTTCTTATGTGAGGGACATCAGGGTAGGAACGTTTGCGCTCCCAATTTCCCCAAGTATCAACAGACACTCCAATCGCTTTAGATGCCGTAAGTTGAGACCAGTTTTTTGAAGCCCTTAACATCTTTAATGTATACTTCATAAGCTACCTCCTTTCTCGATACTCACATCTTGTTTACAGTCATCATTCTACTACGGTTTATCCGTAATGTCCATAAACCAAACTTAAACTATTGTAAAATTTCCGTAAAATATTGATTTTATTACGAAAATATCGTAATATATAGGTGTATTAATTAATATATTCCATATTTTGAGAGGTTCTTATGAGTGATTTAGGCAACAAGGCTATTATGGCTGAGAATATTCAACGACTAATGGATAGTCGAGGAATTGATCGCAATAAAATATGTGCTGATTTAGGGTTAAAGTATACTACGTTTACCGATTGGGTAAAGGGAAATACATATCCTAGAATCGATAAAATTGAACTGTTGGCAAACTATTTTGGCGTTCCTAAATCTGAACTAGTAGAGAAATATACAGACGGCTATTACACCGACCGTGAAGCAGCCGAATTTGCTGAATACCTACGCACGCGTCCAGGGGCTCGTATGCTCTTCTCTGCTGCTAAAGATATCACTAAAGAGGAGATGGAAGAAACAGTCAAATACATAGAGTTCTTAAAATCTAAACATAAGTAATACACACAAGGGAGAGTGGTAGTATTGGTTATTAACCTTATCTATTGTGACTTACCAAATGCTAAAGCAGTTTCCGAGGAATCAGAAGATGTAGACACTCATAATATCTACATTAATAAAAATCTCCCCCATGAACGCATGAGGGAGGAAATTAAGCATGAGTTAAGTCATATTATTCGTGATGACTTTTATGTAGATCATCACGTCAATTTAGTCGAACGTATGGTTAGATTGTCTCAGATTGAAGATGGAGACATTAACGGAATCGACTTTTATCATCATATTATTTAATACAGGGAGATTTTGAAATGAAAAAGACTTTATTAATTACTACTATGCTTGCCTTAGTTACAGTTACAGGATTCGCTAGAACTGAGGTATCTCACGATGAATTCAAGGCGTTAGACGGTCCTAAGGTACTAGTACATTACGATGACGGGAGCACGGAATTACTAGACGAACAGGAATATCTCGAACGTACTATCAGTATGACACAAAAAGAAATGGACGACTTACACAAAGTCGACGAAGGCACTAAAAATGCACTAGCAAAATGGCAAGCCGACCATGAGATACACCAGGCACCATCTGAAGAAGTGCAACAGCCTAAAAAGAAAAAGCACTGGTATGATAACGTACTAGATTCTGTATTTTAGATAAAAAAATAAGCCCTCACCGCAGTGAGGGCCACTAAAAACTACGTACCTTAGAGGTATTTCATTTTTACTCCAATATCATTATATCACATAAAACCTCTAAGGCGTATTTCTTATACCCAAATTTAAGCCGAGGAGGTTATTTTTATGGCTAAAAAACGAACCGATGGACGCTACCAGGTATCAAAGCTGATAAACGGTAAGCGGAAATACTTTTATGGCACCACCAAGAAAGCTGCTATTGCCGAACGTGACGCCTACGTTGAGTCGCTAGCGCAATGTGCTAACTACGATAACACGATTACAATCGAGCGATGGTGTGAGTATTGGATCCGACTTAAAAAGGATACAATTTCACAAAACACCCTCTCCTCTTATCAATATATTATTAAAACCTATATTGTACCTTTTATAGGCTCGATACGATTAGTTGAGCTATCAGCATTAAACGTAAGGGCTTTAATAGCTAGCATGGGCCACTTATCAGCACGGACCATCGGTTACACGCTAACCGTTCTTAGAGCTATTCTAAAGCAGGCGGTCATGGATGAGATTATTTCAAAGAACGTGGCCACACTGGTTAAGAAGCCAAAGCAAGAACGTAAACGCGAAATGGTAACACTCTCTAAAGAAGAAGTAGAAACCTTCCTTGAGCAAATCGATGATGTCGAATGGCACGCCCTATTTAAGCTAGCATTTACTACAGGTTTGCGCCGTAGCGAGATACTAGGTCTAACTTGGGATGATGTCAATCTTAAACAAAGGATATTAACCGTCAATCAGACTGTTTTACGTATCGATGAAGTCACAACTATCTCTAAAACAACTAAAAACAGTTCGTCTAGGCGTTCTATCTCACTCGACGATAAAACTATCGCAGAGCTCCTAAAACTTCGCACATGCGTCGATAAACGAAGACTCAAAGCAACGAACTGGAGAAATAACAATCTCGTGTTCCCTGGTAAGTATGGAAATCCTCGTGATCCGGCCAAGGTTTCTCTAAAGTGTAAAAAGTTTGCTACTGCAATCGGTAGGCCTGACTTTACGATGCACGATACTCGTCATACACACGCCACCTTATTATTGGAAGCCGGTGTAAACTTTAAAGTCGTACAGATGAGGCTCGGTCATTCCTCGTACCAACAAACGATGGATACCTACTCTCATGTTACTCCGATTATGGAAGCCGATGTAGTAGAAAAGATTTCAAACATATTCTAA